AACTCGTGCATACTTTCCCAATCGCTAGTCCAATACTTCTGCTTAATCGTACGGTAAAACGTACCAGCATCCGTCTTGACACTTTTGATGTCGTTCTCTTTCAAGTAGCGCAGTAACGTGCTCTTGATTTTATCTTGCTGACTTACTAACTTCTTATCAGCTTCGTTGTACTCAACAGATAGTACGTCCCGCCTTGTCTTGATCTTGAGGTAAACCTCAGTAATCTTTGCTAGGGATATTCCTTCTGTCTCCATCGCATCAGCCATGTCCTTACCCTTTCATTGCCGAGAAATGTAATATAAGCGTAGTTGGTTAGCTACGCAAGTATTTCCTTGTAGAGATCAATGATTTTTGTGTGTGTGTCTATTTTGTTATCAAGTAGTGCGTACACACGTTTTTCTACATCAGATCCCTGTAACTGAACTACAGTACACTTATGATCTTGCCCTGCTCTATGCACACGAGCGTTGGCTTGAGCATAAGTCTCTACTGAACTGGTTGGCCCCCACCACACTACAGTGTTTGCTGCTGTCAACGTCACTCCATGAGCCGCAGCTTGGGGTTGGATAACTAGAACCTTGGGGTCAGGTGTACTCTGAAAGGTTTTAAATATACGAGTACGTTCTTGCGCTGATACGTTGCCACTAATTACTTCAGTAGATATACCATCAGCACGTAGCTTCTCAGTGAGTAAAGCTATGGCGTGTTTAAACGGCACGAACACCAATACTTTCTTAGATGACTCATCTATAACTTCACGTAACACCTTATACCTATACTTAATATCGAACTCCACCGTGTCACCACTATCGGTATACACAGCACCACCAGATATTTGCAGTAGTTTACTCATGTTAACCGCTGCTGTAGATGCGGTAACGTCCTCGCCAGCCGCTTGTATAATCATCCTATCTCTAAGTTGTTTGTAATATTTCTCTTGCTGTCGCGTAAGAGGTACTTCTCGCACTACGTAAACCATGTCCGGTAGATCAAGGCACTCCTCTTTGGTAAACCTTATCGCTGGTTGTAGTGCATCGAACACTGTCTTAGTAGCATCAGGCTTAGGAACCCACTTAAAGTTAGTTACTTTGTACATGACTTGATCGCGAAACGAGCCAAAGAATCGTGGTACAGACTTTGAGTTAACCAGTTTAGCCAGCCCGTATGCGTCTACAGGGCTTTGTGCAGCCGGTGTACCTGTCATCATCCAAAGCCATGTGTCAGAAGTTAGTATCTTGTTTAAGGTTTTCCACCGTTTGGTCTGAGCGTTTTTGTAGTGGGTTGCTTCGTCTACAATAATTAAATCAAACCCCCCGTTAGCCACCTCATCTGCAACTATCTCTACACCGTCATAATTTATTATGACGAATTCTGCTTCACCGTTGATAACAGCGGTGCGTTTCTTAGCCGAACCATAAGCTATATCAACTTTGCGGTGCATAGCGAAGCTAAACAAATCTTCACGCCATGCAGAGTCCATGATAGATAGTGGGCATATAACCAGAACACGTTTAATACGTCCTTGCTTTAGCAGAAAATCTGCTGCCCAGATAGCACTGGCTGTCTTACCTGTACCCTGTTCGTTAAAGCAAAAGGCTTTTTTGTTAAGGGTAAGAAACCCTGCCGTGACTTTTTGGTGCTCAAAAGGTTTGTATTTACCCGTCCACTTGTACCTACCTTCTATGGGTGACGGTACTTTGATGTTCATATTTTTTAAGACCTGCGCCTCGTCTACGCCCCAGTTAACCAACACCTTGTTATCTGGTAACTTCTTACTCTTAGGTATAATCGAAGTCACCTTATCTGGATCACGTAAACGCAATAACAACGCCTTACCACTTAGAATTTTCATTATTGCTCCCATGCAAAAGGGCGTGAAGGGGGTCTCCCCCAAACACGCAAACTAAATTAGCCCCGCCTTCGACCACACTGACGGGAAAGTGCTACTAGGAAGTTAGGTATCTCCCTTGGTCTAAACTGTCCTACGCTTAGGCTTCTTACCATTGCGACTGCGGTTAGCACTGGCGCTTTCTATACGTACGCCATCTGCGTTACTACCACCTTTACTTAACATCTTATTGTGGCTGACATCTCTACCTTCACGCTTGTCGGCCCGACCATCGTTATTAGCATCACGCCCGTTCTTATCCATAGCCCGTCTTGCACGTTGTCTTTCCATACGGGCTTCATGCGCTGCGCTACCCACTGGTGGGTTATTTTGTTTCTTACGATCTGCTTTGTTCTTGTAGGGCATTAGTTTCTTCCGTTGTGTGGACACTCTAGTACAGGACACCATGCCTTGCACAACCCGCTAGGGTTAGGGTTCCACGTATCATTGTTAAAGGCTGACTCCATGTCGCTGTACTTACCCAGCCACTTAGCCCATAACTTCTTTTCGTCTTCTATAAGGTAGCGATCTTTTATTAGATCCTCACTCACCACGAACAATAGTGCAGCCCGAACAGTCTCTACTTCGGGGTAGTGCTTAAAGGTAGCCAAAGCCATAAGCTCTAGCTGTCCTTTGTCTGCGTATCTTGCTGACTTGCCGGTCTTATAGTCTATCACCCAAGCCAGCTTATCTTCACGGTTGAGTATAATTAAGTCAGCGATCCCACGAAACCAAACGTCACTGGCAAAGAAACTACATGCTTCTAAATCTTCGGTCAGCCCCATCTTGATCTCGCACAGCTTCTCGCCTTTCTTAGCGTTCAGTGCGTCTAACATACCCTGTGCATAACTGAAACGTGGGTCTAGTTCACCACCGTCACGGATGTATATCTCCGCTGCTTGGTGAAAAGCTGTTCCATACAACGTAGCCTTAGACTCCTTGAACGGGTACTGCTTGAGTACCTTCTCATGGTAAAACTGCTTAGGGCATTGCTGGAACGCTTTAACTTTACTAAACGACCACGGGGCTACGCTCAAATTATATTACTCGCACAATCACGTAGAACAACACGATAGCAACTG